GCCCCGCAACTACGGCGACCGCTCGGACGGCTTCTTTCGCCGCCTCATTATCATCCGGTTTGACCGATCCATCCCGGAAAGCGACCGCGACCCTGATCTCCGGGAAAAGCTCTCGGTGGAGCGCGATGGTATCCTTATGTGGGCGCTGGCCGGACTGCGCCGCCTCATGGCCCACAGTTACCGTTTTTCCGAGACATCCCGTACCCGGACGGAGCTGCGGAAATACAAGGTGGAGAGCAACAGCGCTCTATCCTTCGTAGAGGAATGCTGTTTTGTCAATGCCGACGCAGAGTGTATGCGGGAGGATTTGTTCCAAGCCTACCGCGAGTATTGTCACAAAAACGGCCTGAAAGCGATGTCCCAGGCCAACTTCAACAAGGACGTCGAGAACTACTACGAAACGGTCGAGCGGGGCCTCGAACGGGTCAGTCGCCGCAAAACGTGGAAAGGCATCCGGCTAGAGGCATGATATGACAGCAAACAATATCAATTTGCCATTGACTGCGAACCACTGCGAACGGGGCGCGAACCACTTGGAGCGCCGTAAACCCACAGAATGGCTCATGGTGAACGGGTTGAACGGGTTTTTCCTATTCCTTACGTTATTAAATATCCAAGGGGTTACTGTTATGAAAAAAATAAAATATATATAAAAGACTGTGGAATACTGGTTCACCCGTTCAAATGCAGTAACGGCGTGGTTTTTACCCGTTCGCTGACCCGTTCGGTCCTTCATCGACGATGCAGGAGGGTCGCTCATGTTAGAGAAAGACATCGTCGCCGCCATCATGCGACACCTTAAGTCTGTCCCCATGTGTTTTGCTTGGAAGGAGCACGGCGGCATGTACGGGACAGCCGGTTTGCCGGACATTATCTGCTGCTATCGTGGCAGGTTTCTCGCCTTCGAGGTGAAGGTGCCGGGCAACAAACTGACAAAGCTGCAGGAAACTATGATTACGAAAATTGAAGCCGCCAAGGGTAAAGCCTACAAGGTCACGAGTGTCGAGGGGGTCAAGGTCATTCTCGATTCCTTGGAGGTACCGGCTTATGACGATAGCTTGGATTTATCTTGATAAACGCGGCGCGGCCATCGACGCGCTTAAGGACTATACCAGTATGGAATTCATCATTCAGAACCAGCCCGAGGAACTGGCTAAAGTCGAGGAGAAGCTCTTTTCCGTTCGCTCTTCCGTTCCCAACGGTATGCCCCGCGCTCATAACCCCCACGCAGGAGAATCCCGGTTGGCAGCGTCGCTGGACGAGATCGACGTTCTGAAAGAACGGTACAGGCGGGCGCTGGAGTACATGGAGTGGTTCCAGCCTGCGTGGGATGCGCTTACCGGCGACGAGCGGTATGTGCTGACAGAGTTTTATCTCAACCAACAGGAGGACGCAGTTTCCAGTATCTGCGCCCACTTCACCATTGAACGGTCATCGGCCTACAACAAAAAGAACCGGGCATTGGCCCGGCTCGCACTCCTGTTGTACGGAAAGTGAGTAATATCGTGGACGACTTTTCGGTTTGGACGTGATACACTGGTATTGGTTGATCGCAGGCCCTCGGAGCTCCGGCTCCGGGGGTTTTGTCTTTATTCTGGTATTTTTTCGTGATATAATATGTATCAACAATTCAGCTTATAAAGCAGGCAATAAATTGCTGTTGTAGAACAATGAGATGCGCGAATAATATTTTCTTACAATATGCATTTCATAAAAGTTAATTGGTCTATCGAACTGTAGAAGAAAGAAGGGACGAAAGATGAAAAATGGTATCTATGATGGTATTGTTCAGATTTCAAAAGATAACACGGTACCGTTTCACTTTGAGAATGGAGAAATAGTATTTTACCTTGGTGGAAGTGTTTGCACACTTGATGAAGGAACGACTTCGGTTGTAGGGCAATGCCATACAGCCTTAACTGGCGGTATGTTATATTTTCACTTTCCAACCCCCCTCGAAAACTATGGCAAGATGCATTTAACAGACGAATCTGGCGAAAAACAAATTCGCACCATATCAATGGGAAATATTAGACATGACGTTGACTTCTACATAGAGAACTACGAGGAGCAGTCACAATTTACTGAAATGCGATTTTCTTTTTCAGAATTAGATTACTTCCTGCCTTCCGGCAATGCTTGTTGCTTATGTGGAACTGAGGGCAATTTGACCGATCTAATGTTCTCCAGAACACCAAAAGAAATAGCTGAGTTTTCATTCAATTTTTCAGGACACAACATTACTTTTATCTTTCGAATATATGCCGAAGGGAAGTGCGGCGTTCGAAGCTCGGCATTAACCAAGACAGAACTCTTGCTTAAATTTGAAAAAACAGATGATCTTAATTTATTAGGCGGTTTATTTGAGTTGATTAACGATATTTTCTGTTTTTTATGCAACCGACGGAATATTACTTTAGACAGCGCAGTTCTAATTGGAGAGCGGATTCAGAAACATCCCTCTCACAAAGATGGAAAAACTGTTATTTGTGAACGCTCCGTAAGAACTTCTCAGACTCTTGTTATTATAGACAAGCATAAGGATATCTGGGAAGGTGAAGAGATTTATAAGAAAACAATTCGTTTCACAACCTTATCGGCAAGATTTAAGCAATTAATTTCTATGTTTGTGGACAACAAAATATCAATATTCAGCATTCACTCGTCTATCGCCGCGCGCAATCTTATTGATTTGAAGCAATCTCTTCATATCACAGCGGCATTCGAGCATTACTACAGAGAATATATACCTGATGCGCCCTCTAAGGATGCGGTGGATTTCTACAATGATATACAGGGTTTGCTTAAAGAATATGCAGAAAATCATACAGGGAAGAAAAAGAAAAAAGCCAAAAGTCTTATGAAAGGTATTTCTCCAGAACCGTCCTTAATGGATAAGATTTTAAAGGTATATAGAGGCTGCTCAGGTTGGAGTAGTTTAGAAGCTGTACTAGATGAGTGGTTTAGTGGACAAGTTGATGATTTAGCTGAAATTGCCAATGAATGGAGAAATGAGCTTGCCCACGAAAAGAGAGAGTACGAACCTGATAGGCGTGTTGTTTCAGCTATTCGCCTTGTTGAACATTTAAACTATTGCATTGTACTAAGGAAGGCCGAATATACCGATGAGCAAATCAAGTCAATTCTTGAGGATGTATTGGCGAGGTAGATCTCCAAGTTAATAGGAATTAATGATATGCATTATGAGTTACGACAAATATTTATAGGAGAAAGTGAGTAATATCGTGGACGACTTTTCAGATTTCATGTGATATACTATTATCATCAAAAGAGTGCGCCCCCGGTTCTGCCGGAGGCGCTTCTTGTTTATCTGGCCCTTGGAGTGTAACGCTCCGAGGGCTTTTTCTATTTCCGGGAGGTGATAGGATGCCCAAGAGACCTAAGCGCCCGTGCAGCTTTCCCGGCTGTCCCGAGCTGACGGATAGCAGGTTCTGCCCGGTCCATGAAAAGCAGGAAGCGCAGCGGTATGAAAAATACCAGCGCGACCCTGCGACTAAAAAGCGCTATGGCCGTGCGTGGAAACGCATCCGTGACCGGTATATCGCAGCCCACCCTTTGTGCGAGCAGTGCCGTAAGGACGGCAAGCTTACACCCGCCCAAGAGGTACACCATATCCTGCCCCTTTCAGCAGGCGGCACCCACGACGAGCGAAACCTGATGAGTTTGTGTACCTCCTGCCACTCCGAGATCACCGCACGTGAGGGTGGCCGCTGGGGTTTTCGATGAATTTTTCCCCGAGGGAGGGGGCGTCTCAATCTCTACAGCCTCCTCGATGCGGAACGGGTGTGGGGTATCACGCAAAACTTCGCAGTTTCAAACGGGGTATATGGCTGTGCTGCTTTACTTTACTACAGGAGGAGGTGATGTGTATGGCCAAGGACGGTACCAACAGAGGCGGCGCACGCCCCGGCTCCGGGCAAAGAAAAAAGCCCTTGCACGACAAGATTCTGGAGGGCAACCCCGGCAAGCGTCCGCTCACGGTCATGGAGTTTAAGAACACCGCCGATCTTGAAGGTGCGTCCATGCCGCCACCCCGTGAATATTTAAAATCTGTACAAAAGAACGGCAAGCCCTCTCTGGCTGTTGAGATATACGAAAACATTTGGAACTGGCTGTATGAGCGGCACTGCGCACACCTCATCCCGGCACAGATTTTAGAGCAGTATGCACAGAGCTGCGCCCGCTGGATACAGTGTGAGGAATCCATCACTGAGTTTGGTTTCCTCGCCAAGCATCCGACAACAGGCAACGCCATCCCATCACCTTATGTGGCAATGAGCCAGAGCTTTGCAAAGCAAGCCAACAACCTATGGTTTCAGATTTTCCAAGTAGTCAAGGAAAACAGCACAGCGGATTATCGCGGCAACACCCCGCATGACGACGCAATGGAGCGACTGCTCACCGCGCGCAAAGGGGGCTAATCGTGGAACTGTGGCAATTGAGGCAGTTCCAAGGTTTACCCCTCGAAATAAAAGTCGCCAAGAGCAAGCTCCGCATCCGTGAGTGGTACGACCATTTTGGCGGCGATGTGTATGTCAGTTTCTCCGGCGGCAAGGACTCCACGGTACTTCTTCACTTAGTGCGGTCCATGTACCCGGAGGTTCCCGCCGTTTTCTCGGACACCGGATTAGAGTTTCCCGAAGTACGGGAATTTGTGAAAACAGTGGATGATGTTACATGGGTCAAGCCTGACATGAGCTTTCGGCAGGTGATTGAAAAGCATGGCTACCCAATCATCAGCAAGGAACAGAGCGACTGGATATACCGCGCGCGGCTCGGCAATCCGCAAGTGTATCAGAAAAACGTGCTGGGCATTATTCCGGACGGCAGAAAGACACGGTTCCATATTTCGGAGCAATGGAGGTATCTTCTGGATGCGCCTTTTCATATTGGTGCGGGCTGCTGCCACGAAATGAAAAAGAAGCCCCTCGACCGCTACGCCAAAGAAACCGGGCGGGTGCCGTTACTCGGTACCATGGCGGCTGAGAGCATACTGCGCACACAAAAATGGCTGGAAACCGGCTGCAATGCCTTTGGCAATAAAAACCCCAAATCAGCCCCCATCTCATTTTGGCTCGACGAGGATATTTGGGCATATATTCGTGCAAACAATCTATCCTACAGCGCGGCCTACGATATGGGCTATAAAAGAACGGGTTGTATTTTTTGTATGTTTGGGGTTCACCTCGAAGGGACGCCCAACCGATTTCAGCGGCTGCAGAAAACGCACCCCAAGTTGTGGCGGTATTGCATGCGCGATTGGGAGGCGGGCGGTCTCGGGCTCCGGCAAGTGTTGGAATATATCGGGGTTCCCTTTGAAAATTTTATGCTTTGACCAGGAGGCGCGAAAATGAACAGCTCGCTCACAGAGTTCCTCCGGCTTCTTAAAAAGGCACCAAGCCTGACCCCGCAGCAGTACCGAACGCTGCGGGGTCAGGCTATTTCAGGCAATCTGGCGGGGGCTGAGAAAGGCTATGCCCGGTTGATGGAAAGAAGGCTATACCATGCAGATTCAAAAAATTAACGCGGGCCAGCTCAACCCCGCCGCGTATAACCCACGCAAGGACTTAAAGCCCGGCGACAAGGAATATGAGAAGCTGAAGCGTTCCATTACCGAGTTCGGTTATGTGGAGCCGGTCATCTGGAACAAGACCACGGGCAATGTAGTCGGGGGCCATCAGCGGCTTAAGGTATTGCTCGATCTTGGCTACACCGAAATTGACTGTGTTGTGGTGGAACTTGAGTTCACCCGGGAAAAGGCCCTCAACCTCGCCCTCAACAAAATACAGGGCGCTTGGGACGAGACCAAACTGGCGGAGCTTATGGCTGACCTTGACACAGGAACTTTTGATGTATCATTCACCGGCTTTGATGCTGAGGAGGTCGACGCATTGCTCAACCGCTTTTACGCAAAAGAGGCGGTTCAGGACGAGTTCGATATTGACAAGGAAAAAGAGAATGTCGAACGGCGCGGCGCGATCACCCAGCCCGGAGATATTTGGCTGCTGGGCAAGGCGGATGACCGCCCTCCACACCGTCTGCTTTGCGGCGATGCTTCCCGACCCGATGATTTTGAACGCCTGATGGATGGTGTATGTGCGCAGATGGCGATGACCTCTCCGCCCACCAGTAACGAGAAAGAATATCGGACCGATGGCATTGAGCCGTGGCTTGGGCTGATGCGTCCCGCCATCGAAAATATTGTCCGGCACGCCGACGTTGTCTGTTGGCAGATGAACGACCTCTACGCTACCGGCTCGCAATTCGTGGAGCCAACCGGCTTTTATTCGGTGCAGCTCTTTGCCGACGAGGGTTTCCGACCTTTGTGGATTCGAGTATGGCGCAAGACCGGGCCGCAGCGCGGTTCGGCCGGGCACCATCTTGTTTCGAATAAGCCGCAGCAGCTATATGAGTACATCACTGCTTTTGCCGGACAGCAATCTCAGGCTGAATACAACGACCAAGAGTATGTGTGGATGTCGGCTTTCGCCGGTCACAGTTACCGCTTTGTCAAACGACTCACCAAGGAAGAACGGCGGCTCTGGGGATACGCAGGCATCTGGGAGATGGCGGCTGTCCGCACCCAGAAGAACCATCCCGCTATGTTTCCGGTGGAGTTGCCGTGGCGGTGCATTAAAATGCACAGCGACCGAGATGGCATCGTGGTGGACCCCTTCGCCGGTGCAGGGACTACCCTGATTGCCGCTGAGCAAACCGAACGGCGTTGTTTTGCCATGGAGATTTCCCCAATATACTGCGATCTCATAGTAAAGCGTTGGGAGGATTTCACCGGCGAAACCGCCCTTAAAATGGAGGCGACGCAATGAAAATGAATATACAAACCATTCCCGCCGAGAGGCTGCAGGCGGCGGCTTATAACCCCCGCAAGGACTTGAAGCCCGGTGATGCGGAATATGAGAAGCTGCGCCGTTCCATTGAGGAATTCGGCTATGTCGAGCCGGTCATTTGGAATGAACGCACTGGCAACATCGTCGGTGGCCACCAGCGATTTAAGGTTCTGGCCGCTTTGGGGTACACCGAGATAGATTGCGTGGTGTTGGATATCGACGAACAGCGAGAGAAAGCACTCAATGTGGCGCTTAACAAAATTAGCGGCGAGTTTGATATCCCCTTGCTCACCGATCTGCTACGTGATCTTTCCGAGGAAGGCTTTGACGCAACCCTCACTGGTTTTGATGCTGCCGAGATGAACGAACTGTTCAGTGGCCCACCTTCAGGCAAAGTGAAAGAGGACAATTTCGATGCGGATAAAGCGAGCGCGGAAATAGAAACCCCGGCTTCACAGCACGGGGATATCTGGCGGCTGGGCAGGCATCGCCTGATGTGCGGTGACAGCACCTCGCAGACTGATGTGCAAAAACTGATGGATGGCGCACGGGCTCGGTGTGTATTTACTGACCCGCCTTGGAACGTGGACTACGGCTCGGATGCTAAACACCCAAGCTGGAAATCCCGACAAATCCTCAACGACAAAATGGGCACCGAGCAATTCGGTGCTTTTCTTTTTGCCGCCTTTGAGGCTATGAAGAATGTCTGTGAACCCGGTTGCATGACCTATGTGGTTATGAGCGCCCAAGAATGGGGAAATATCATGAATTCCATGCGAAACGTCGGATTCCACTGGTCCTCCACCATCATTTGGGCCAAGGACTCCCTCGTTCTCTCCCGTAAGGATTATCATACACAATACGAACCCATTTGGTATGGCTGGCTGGAGGGTGACACGAAATCCAAGCGGCTATGCCCTCTTAAGGACCGCAAGCAATCCGACCTCTGGGAAATCTCCCGTCCCAAGGTATCGGTGGAGCACCCGACTATGAAACCAGTGACGCTAGTCGCTAAAGCGCTGATAAACAGTTCAAAGGCTGGTGATGTTACGCTCGACCTCTTTGGGGGCTCCGGCACCACGCTGATTGCGTCAGAGCAGACCGACCGCTCTTGCTGCATGATGGAACTTGACCCAAAATACTGCGACGTGATTGTTAAGCGGTACATCGAGCAAATCGGTAGTGACAGCGAAATATCTCTTCTGAGAAATGGCCGGAAACTTCCCTATGCGGAGGTGATCGGCCATGGCTAATCTGACTATGGGTTCCTTATTCGATGGCTCCGGCGGGTTTCCGCTCGGAGCTTTATTATCGGGAATCACCCCGATTTGGGCCAGCGAAATTGAACCGTTCCCCATTCGGGTGACAACAAAACGCCTGCCGTTCATGAAACATTACGGCGATATCAACAAATTGAACGGTGCGAAGATAGAGCCTGTAGATATCATTACCTTTGGCTCGCCGTGTACCAACTTGTCGGTAGCCGGGCGGCGGGAAGGGTTGGATGGAAAGGAATCCTCGCTATTCTATCAGGCCATCCGGATTATAAAAGAAATGAGGTGTGCGACCCATGGAAAATATCCGCGATTTATCGTGTGGGAGAACGTGCCTTATGTGTTGAAGTGCATAAGGAACATTATGAGTTGTGAGCAATTATGCGTTTCACCTCCATAAAAACAGCGAAACAAGCCATATTTAGCCTTGTTTCGCTGTGCATAATATTTGGGGGGATTTACTTAACCGAGAGAAGAAAGCCACTCAATGAGTTCGGCATCCTGCTCCCAATTTGATGCTTTTGGCAACTGAAATTGTTCAGCCGCTTTCTCTAAAACTGCCCGTTTTGCCTCGTTGTCCGCCCTTGCATAAATCTCCGTGGTGGAAATGTCGGCGTGGCCCAAATAGTCTTTAATATAGATCGGGTTCACGTTCGCCTGAACCAAGTGCATAGCTTTGGTATGGCGAAAGATGTGCGGAGAGATTTTTGAAGGCATTTCCGTTGATTCTGGTTTTGCCATATCCGCATATTTCTGAACGATATAGGTGATGCCGGAACGAGTCAACTTCTGCCTGCGAGTGTTCCAAAAAAGCGGCATATCGCAGTGTACACGCTGATCAATTCGGTTTTCAGCAAAGTATTCCTGTAACAATGCTGCCGTCTGCTTCATGATTGGTATGGTGCGTATCTTTCTGCTCTTTCCGCGTAGTGTGATCGTGGCCGGAAAATCCAGTCGCACATCCTTAACACAAGCATCAGCAAGCTCACTGACTCGCGCGGCGGTATCATACAAGACAGTCAGCAGAGTTAAATGTCTCCGCCCCTGTTTCGTCGAAGCATCCGGTGAGGATAAAATCCGTTTAAGATTTTCAACCGTCAGATACTGCGCAGGCCGGTTGGGAGTCGCCAAACTCGGGATTTTAAGTATATGGCGACAATGCTCCATGTACTCCGGTTCTTCCGTCATGACATAATCAAAAAAGGCGTGGATGGCGCAAAGGCGCTGGTTGTATGTGGATGGAGAAACGCCTCTGGTTTTGGACAGCCAGAGAAGGAAATCCTCAATGCACCTTTTGTCCAATTGCTTTAAGGTCAGTTTAGCAATGCTAAAACCTTTTTCATCTCTGCAAAACATAAGAAGGAGTTTGAATGTGTCTCTATACGACCGAATGGTGTTGCTGCTCAGGTTGCGCTGTATCGGTAAAAAGTGGGTGAGATAGCGCGTTAAAAGCGCTGAAAAATCAGATTGCTTCATGAGCCACCTCCACCGATGGGATTAATGCCCCAAATTTTGTTTCCAGATTTGACACGATGTCCGGATACATTTGGGCAGTTAATTGTAGATATTTTTGCGTACCTTTGATTCCCGAATGCCCCATATACCGCGATAAAACAGGGAGTGCTGCCATCAAATCCACGCCGGACAGCGCCCAGTTGTTCAAGCAATGCACGGCGAATGTATGGCGAATGTCATGTGGGCGCGGGCCCTTTCCACGGCCGCCACGTGGGATACCCGCAAGTCTGAGAACCAAGCAGAATTGCTGATGCAATCCACTGCCGGTATATCTTTCGACTTTTTTGGGGCTGCGGAAAAGCCAATCATTTTCGTCTTTGTGTTTGACTGTAGAAAAATATACTTTAAGAGAATGCGCAACCACGTCCGAAAAAGGAACCAATCTGTTTTTGTGAAATTTAGTCTCTAATACTGTAAAGACATTATCGTTCAAATTAACATCGCATACCCGGAGGTTACTTAATTCTGAAATACGAAGCCCACAGTTGAACAGAATACGGAACATCACCGGCAGTTGATGGTGTCTGTCAGGACTTTGTGCTGAAAAGGGAACGGAATCAGCCGCTGCCAATAATCGTCCGATTTCATCGGCAGTGAAAATATGCGCAATAAAATTCCTGTTTTCTTTTGGCAGAGATCGCGGTGGAACACGATAAGCCTTAAATCCCTTTCGTATCACAAAATCCAGAAAACTGTTGATAGCGCAAACATCCCGAAGCACCGTATTGTCACTCTGGTTCAGTTTGCGGCGGGTGTGTTCAAGTACATATTCCTTTGTGAACTCAATCTTGCCGTCCGAAGGTTCAGCAAACCCACGGAGAAACCGCCGGATGGAACCCTCATCGGTTTTGCCGATAAAACCCAGCGCATGCCTTTCAGCCATATATTCTTCCAGCAACTTTTGGGAGGTATATGCCGCAATCATTTCGCCACCGCCTTTGCATCATAGGATAGCGCACACTTTCTTAAAGACGGCACATCTACCTTTGTATAACCTACTGTTGCTCTTGGGTTATAATGGCCGAGTACATTGGATATTGTCATTAGTGGCGCACCGTCACGCAAAAGACAGCTTGCCAGTGTATGGCGTAAAGAATGGGAAGCCTTTCGGTTTTTGACTGTAAGTCCGGCATTGCGCATATAGCGCTTAATGTTGCCTGAAAGTGCGGAGCTGGATTGTATCGCGCCATATGGATAAATGTGTCTGATAAAGACGTTGTCGCAATCCGATTCCAGCCTCCCGTTTTTTAGATAGTCAATGATTGCCTCCCCGATTTCAGGCAAAATGGGCAGCGTATTGGTTTTATTGGTTTTTTGCTGAACGTAAGTGATAAGTTTTCGGTTCCAGTCAAGATTTTTGAATCTTAATGCATTTATATCACCGACTCTCATGCCAAGAATCACTGCCAACAGTATCATCGCATAATCACGTTTCCCAATGCCACTTGTTCGGTCAATGGAAGCCAAAAGCTGCCGTACTTCCTCAGGCGTCCATGTTTCCGGGATGCTTTCTTCGGCGTAAATCCTGGGCTTGGGGACCATCAGCGACAAGTCGGTTGTTGTTACCCCTGTTTCCCAAAGGTAGCGGAAAAAGCAACTCAGTACACTGGTGAAGATATGAATCGTTGAACGAGAATACCCGGCCAGCGTGACTATGAAATCCGATACATCCGCTGGGGACATATCCGAAAGCAAGATTTTTCTGCCTGCAAGAAACGAGAAAAATTCCCGCAGCTTAGTTCGTTTGACGCGGATGGTTCCTGCCGATCCGTTGTTTATGGCGCAGTATCCAAGATAGTCATCAAATAATCTGGCATATTCCTTTGGGACATTGTAATCATGATGACTGTACCGTCGTGCGTAGCCAAATTCATAAATGTCATCCAGAAAACGAACAGAACAGCGTGTATCGAGCTGTTCTTTCGTAAGTCGAATCTTTATGTCGGATACATCTACGCCATAACGGTGTAAAAAATACGCCCGACCGGTTTCTTCTTGGTAGTAGGTAATTCCGTGATCTTCACAATAAGAGGAAAACTCCCGAAATTGTTTACTGTGCCTCCCAGTCGCTGATTCTTGATATCCCAGCCGGAATATTTCAAGGTGTGCCATGTCAACCAATTCAGTAATTGTAATCATGTTTTTTCTGCTCATAATTTGCCTCCAATCTGGTTTGTAGTGTCGGCAAATTATGCACAGCATATTCATCATATTACCATTAAAACCAGCATGTTCAAAAGAAAGGAGTTCATAATTGCTTACAACTCATAACGTGCCGGGCGCATACAGCTCGGCAGGAGGACGGGACTTTCAGCAAGTCCTCACCGAAATCCTCCAAATCAAACAAGAAGCCGCTGTTGTTCCTATGCCTGAAAAGAACAAATGGATGTCAGCAGGTGAAATCGTGGCAGAAGGTTTTTCCGTCGCTTGGAGAACACTCGACGCTCAATATTGGGGAGTCGCCCAACGTCGCCGTCGTTGCTACCTTATCGCAGATTTTGCAAGCGAACGTGCCGGAGACATACTATTTAAGTTCGAAAGCGTGTCAGGGTATACTCCGAAGGTCAATCAAGCGGGGCAAAGAGCTACCGGAGATGCTGAGGCAGGCGCTGGAAACCCAAGCCGCGCAATCTTAAACGATCAAGGCGGCAACCGTATGGATATTACCGATGATGTAACTTGTACACTTCGCGCAGAGGCACACCATCCGCCCTGCGTTATACAGGCAAGTGGATTTTGCACCGAACACAGTGCCAAAAGCCGCAGTGTGGGATATGAAAAAGAGAAAAGCCCCACACTTCGTGCCGGTGTTGTTCCGGGAGTAGCGATTGAAAACCATCCCGCCGATAGCCGGATAAAGCTGGATAAAAGCGGCACAATGCAAACCCTGACCGGACGCATGGGAACAGGCGGCGGGAATGTTCCGCTCATTATGGATGAGCGGGCGTTGAGCCAGTCCATCCGTGATGATGTGGCCTGCGCACTGATCGCTACCGATTATAAGGGAGCACAATGTGTATTCGAGCCTATCCCCCAAACTCTAAAGATACGGTCGGGCTGCGAAGGCGGCGGTAAAGGCGCGCTGATACAGGAAAATCAATCGGCAACACTATCGTGCAACAATGACCAGACGGTTTTTGTCCCTTTCAGGAAAGGCACACGCCCACATAACAAAGATGAAGCTCAAAAATGGGAGCAAACAGAAACGGCCAACACCTTGAACACTTATGATACCGGTGAAGGCCGCTGTAATGAGCTTTGTGTGCGTGCATATGGGATATCTTCCGACCAGAGCAACGCCATGCTATCAGATAATCCGCATAGCGGGATTTACGAGGCGGATACCAGTCGGACGCTTGACCGTTCCGGCGGCAATCCCTCCTGCAACCAAGGTGGCATCGCTGTAGTGCAAAGCTACGCCCTCCAAGGAAATATGATTGGGCGGGCAGAAAAGAATGGACCGCAGGGCGACGGAGTCAATAAAGACTTGTGCTTTACCCTTAACACCGCTGACCGCCATGCGGTCGCTTATGATTGCCGCAATCATTGCGATTCTGACATCAGCGCTACCTTGCAGGCAAAGAATAACGGCGGACAAAGCCTAAACTATATTAACCCGGTATTCGAAACCTACCAAAACACCACAGGCCCTCTCATGGCCAATTCTCATCCCGGCAGCTACAGCGGGCAGGACGCTTATCAGGACATGTTCATTGCTATGCCATATCGCGTGCGCCGGTTGACCCCCGCCGAGTGCGCTTTGCTGCAAGGTTTTCCAAGCGACTGGTGCATGGGGCTTGGCACTCCCACTCCCTGCGAGGAAGATATCGCATGGTGGCAGGATGTATTTGAAACACACCGGAAGGCCATGGGAACTTCCTCAAAGCCAAAGAGCCGCAAGCAGATTATAAAGTGGCTGAATGATCCTCATTCGGATTCGGCAGAATATAAGATGTGGGGGAACGGCGTGGCGCTTCCCTGCGTGTGCTTCGTCATGGCAGGAATCGTATGGGTTGCGGGCGTGTAATTATTTTTTGCGCGGCGGCTTTACGTTTTTGTCCGGTTTTAGTGTGCCATCGATTTCTCCGTGCTTTGCTTCGTAGTTTGCAATATTATCGCGGATTAACACAAGAATGTGGCTATTAACCGATCTGCCCTCGTAGTCGGCGACAAAATTGACTTTGTTCAACATCTCCTCTTCGATGCGGATGGATACGCTTTTAACTGCCATGGAATCACCTTCTTTCGTATACGGTGTGTTTATTTTAATTGCAAGATCTGTTATAATGTTGCAATTAGATATACCGTATATCTAAGAGATAAAAAGGAGCGATGTCGAGTGAAAGTTGCTGTGATCGGATCAAGAGGTCTTACAATTGATATATTGGAGGCGTTCCTTCCTCCGGAAACAACGGAAATCGTATCGGGCGGAGCAAAAGGTATCGATATCTGCGCCCGCAAATTTGCCGAAGAAAACGAGTACAGATATACGGAATTTCTGCCGGACTATAAAGCACATGGCAGAGTAGCACCCCTACGCCGAAACGACCAGATCATAGAATACAGCGATCTGGTTCTGGCCTTTTGGGATGGTGAAAGCCGTGGCACCAAATATGTCATTGACCGTTGCAAGGAGCGCGGTGTGCCAATTAAGGTGTTTTTGAACAATTCCTTAACTAACCAGAATTGACTTGCTATTTAAGGCTTTTAGAGTGATGAATGTCCTACCTCAAAAGAAAGGTGGGATTTCGTATGGACGAAAGCCTGTATCAAGCCAAAGATGAATTCTTTTCTCAGCGCATCAATCATCACCGCAAGCACGAGCCGCCCGCCGTAAACGATGCGTACATGGACCTTCGCTCTTGTGTGGAGCGTCTGCGCGAAACATTGTCCGGGGAACAATCTCTGTTACTCCGCAACTGTGAAAACGCCTATCATTTGTCAGACGGCGAGTTTGGGCGTTTTTTCTATGCAATGGGATGGAGTGACGCAATACGCTTCCTCCTTGATGGGAGGGATGCATAATGAAACATAGTACTGCTTATTTTGTTTCAATGCCTTTCCGTTTAGAGGACTTACGGCGACCGCATCTGAACAGCGAACGCAAACCATATGCGGTCGAAAAAACCGTGGAGCTTGCAAAAATCGACTACGAGAACTTCATTACTGATTTGTGCGTTGATCGGTGGTTCATTGAGGACAACGCCAAGTTGTGCCGGATTGACAGCGACGGCGTATGGCATTGCATCTTTGCTCGACAACGCGGCAAAAAGGATGGTGTATTGGTAATGTCGGAAGGTCGTGACTTTCCCAAGTGGGCGGCGTATATTCCGGAGGATGATCCAATTCTCTGACCGCCAAGCCACCAGAACCAAAGAGCGTCTCGCAGGAGGCGCTCTTTTCATTTGATATCACGCTGTACAGCACATAAAATCCGGCGCGTGTTTTTGGTGATTATGTTTTCAAAAATGACTTGCTTTTCACAGCGTTAAGAGTGATGAATGTAACTACCAAAAATCAGAAAGGCGGTACAGCACATGAAAATCAGCTACAATGCAACAGGCACGGAGCGAAAATCACTGGTAGGTGCAATCAGTCAGGAGTTGAACGCACAGACAAAATATCTCGGGATGCCAACGGCGGCATATGAGGTCGGTGGGTATACCATAGACAAGACTGGAATGCTTATCGGTCCCGACAACCGCGATTTGGTTGCCGCCCTTCAAGGCTTACACAGCTTCGTTCCGATCAACGAGGAATACGACGCGATGCCTCCCGAAACGCCGGTAACACCTGCTTTCGAGGATTTGGCGATGACCGCCGAGGAAGAACTCGGAATGGGTATGCAGCTTCGTGACCCACAAGGCGAGGATGGTATGCAGGCAAGTGACGTTCCCGATTATGGGGAGGAATACCCCGATATTGTCCAACACCGCCCCGGTGCGGATACTTTGACGATTGAACTTCCGAGGGATGGATTTACCGACACAGCAATTCTCAACCTTAAAAAGCTTGTTGAGAGCAAGTCTTTGCTCATCAAGAAGGCGGTCGGCGCAGAAAGCCTGCCGGTTGAGGTTACGGACGATACGTTACGGTTTCCATGGTTTGCATTCAACGCTTCGGCTGAAGAGGTTAATGCCTACTCGCGCTTTATCAGCGCGCTTTGCACTATGGCCAAAGAACAAAAGCGCATCACAGCCAAAGAAAAACCGGTAGACAACGAAAAATACGCCTTCCGCTGCTTCCTTCTTCGACTGGGTTTTATCGGTGAAGATTACAAAGCCGAGCGGAAAACCCTGCTTCAGAACCTCTCCGGCAATGCTTCCTTCAAAAGCAGTAATCGCAGACAGCCGGAGCAAAAAGTATCCGCAACAACCTACTAAGAGGATAGCGGTTGCGAAAGTAGCACAGATAGCGAGGATTGCCCGGAAGCATCCATTGAAACGCTCCAAAAGATGTACGGTAATATTAATACGGAGGTGCTGGCATGACAAATGGATTTCCTTCAAAGTCCGTCGTTGATCGACTCCGCGCACAATACCCACCCGGCTGTCGTGTAGAACTGGTTTCGATGGACGATCCGTACACTACCCTGAAACCCGGCGACCGAGGAACCGTCTCAGGGGTGGATGATATCGGCACCGTTCATGTGGCTTGGGACAATGGCTCAGGCCTTGGCGCGGCTTACCGCGAGGACACGATCAAGCGTATATAGGTGTGTAAAGCACACAAAGGTGCGGCGAAACCTTTGTGTGCTTTACTTCTCAGAATTGACTTGCTATTTAGCCCCTTTAGAGTGATGAATGTACATGCGAAAAGCAGACACACACTTTGAAGGGAGCAAACACACATGTTTACACAGAAATTTGGCATTGAGGTTGAGTTCACAGGAATCACACGGCGGCAAGCAGCCGAGATCGCAGCCGAGCACCTTGGCGGTACCATTGACAGCGGATACGATTACTACAACACCCAGACGATTACCGCCCCCGACGGCAGGCAGTGGAAGTTTATGAGCGACGGCAGCATCACCTGCCAGCGCAAGCAGAACGGGCGGCGGGTTTCGGCTGGCGGCGAATACAGTGTCGAGCTGGTCAGCCCCATCCTCCAATACTACGAGGATATCGAAGCCCTACAGGAGCTTATCCGCAAGCTGCGCAAGGCCGGGGCTTTTACGAATAACCGCTGCGGCATCCACATTCACCTCAACGGCGCACCCCACACGCCCAAAAGCATCCGCAATTTTGTAAACATCATCGCCAGCAAGAACGACCTTTTTTACAAGGCGCTACAGATAGAACCGGGTCGCATGGGTTACTGCAAAAAGATGGATGAATACATGGTGCGCCGCATGAACGAGGCAAAACCTCGCACCCTCAAGCAGATCGAGGATATTTGGTACGCCGGATACAGCGACAGCCGCAACACCCACTACCATAACAGCCGCTACCATTTTCTCAATCTACACAGCTTTTTCAACCGGAATCACACGGTAGAGCTTCGAGGCTTTAACAGCGAACTCCATGCGGGTAAGGTACGCAGTTACATCGTTCTCGCTCTGGCCCTCAACCATCAGGCACTCACCCAGCGGAGCGCCAGCAGCAGAAAGCCGCAGGTTGAAAACGAGAAGTTCGCCATGCGCACCTACCTCAACCGGGTTGGTTTCATCGGCGACGAGTTCAAAAACTGCCGTGAGCACCTTTGCAAACATCTCTCGGGTTCGGCTGCTTGGAGATACCGGGCGAGTTAACTTGCCCGAGGCTTGCGCCACAGAGGGCGACACGCGCCCTGCGTGACGTGGACGGCTTACCAGCCGGGGTTTATATATAAGGCTTATAAGGGTGCGACAGGGGCAACCCTGCCCGCGACCCGCAAAGATATAAGGAGGCAATGATTCATGAAAGGCAGAGAAAACAAGATTTATATCGCATACGGCAGCAACCTCAACATTGAGCAGATGTCCTGCCGATGCCCCTACGCCACACCCATTGGCAACGGTATTCTTCGCAACTACGGACTCCTCTTCCGGGGTGGTTCGGGTGGTGCGGTCGCCACCGTCGAGCCTAAGCGCGGCTGCTCCGTGCCGGTACTGCTCTGGGAGATCACTCCTCGTTGCGAGGATCAGCTTGATCGCTACGAAGGCTGGCCCCGGCTTTACCGCAAAGAAACGGTCGGTGTGGAGTATGACGGAAAGATTGTCGAAGCCATGATATATGTTATGAACGAGGGTTATGAACTCGGCAATCCTTCTCAACAATATCTGAATGTCATCTTGGAAGGCTACGAGTCAGCAGACTTCGATCCACAGATACTCTCCAATGCGCTCACTACCTCTGCCCGCAAACGCAAGAAGAAGGGGGCTGTGCAATGAGCGGTATAATGAGCGACACTCTCGTCGAGCAGATTTTAGCCATTCGAGCGGGCGGAAAACACAATATGTTTGACATCCCTGCCATCCAGCGCGAAGCGTCTGACCTTGGATATAATGAGCTGGTGGTATTCTTGGAGGAAAACCGCGACCAATACGTTCGCTTTATCTTCTCCGGCAACCGGGGCTGATCCTCGGTCACCGTACAAAAATGCGCTCCTTAAAAATGTGTTTGTTTTTCGCAAAAATGACTTACTTCTGAGGAGACTCTTATAACGCAAATGTTTTAGACGAATTAAATCGCATGATATTCAAAGGCCACGCCAGGGCAAAAAGGCGTGGCCTTCTTCTATTATGTATGCATCTTCTGACATGTCGGAAAGGAGGTGACGGCACTGCGCAAGCTCAAGAAATACAAGCCCACCATCTATATGGCGGACGGTTCTGAATACAACAAGGTGGCGGCAGACAATGCCGTCACCTTTATCAATTGCCTCAACCATACCAAGGGCGAGTGGTATGGCAGCCCTTTTGAATTGATAGATTGGCAGGAACAGATCATCCGCGATGTGTTTGGCGTGATGAAGCCCAGCGGCTACCGCCAGTTCAACACCGCCTACATCGAAATTCCGAAAAAGATGGGCAAAAGTGAGCTCGCCGCTGCCGTAGCCCTGCTGCTCACATGCGGGGATTTCGAGCATGGCGGCGAGGTTTATGGCTGCGCCTCTGACCGGCAGCAAGCCAGTATTGTCTTTGATGTGGCCGTGGAAATGGTGGAGCAGTGCCCGGCCCTTAAGCAGCGCATTCGACCGATGCTTTCCCAAAAGCGCTTAATATATAAACCCCTCGGTTCTTTCTATCAGGTTCTCTCCGCAGAAGCGTATACGAAACACGGTCTGAACGTTCACGGCGTTGTTTTTGACGAGCTGCATGCCCAGCCAAACCGCCAGCTCTACGATGTCATGATGCACGGCTCGGGCGACGCCCGCAAACAGCCGCTGTTTTTTTTGATTACCACAGCTGGCACCGACCGGCACTCCATCTGCTGGGAGGTACACTCCAAGGCGCAGGACATCATCGAGGGGCGCAAGGTGGACCCCACCTTCTATCCGGTGATTTACGGCGCATCGGAGGATGCCGACTGGACCAGCGAAAAGGTGTGGAAGCAGACCAATCCCTCGCTGGGCATCACGGTGGATATCGAAAAGCTCCGAGATCGGA